ACCTTGAAGATGCAATCTCCGCAGCTGCGAAAGATCAACTCTTTGAGTTCAATGATGAAATTACAAGAACGAACTTTGTGAACATTGTTGAACCATTCCTCCGCGATGTTCAAGCAAAGCGTGGAATCTTCGATTATGTTGTTATTTGTGATGAGACAAATAACACTGCTGCTATCATTGACAACAATGAGTTCGTAGCAGACATCTTCATTAAACCCGCAAGATCAATCAACTTCATCGGTCTTACGTTTGTTGCCACCAGAACTGGCGTTTCATTTGAAGAAGTAATCGGTAACGTTTAATTAGAGGTTTAAAGAAAAATGCCTAGTCGTCAACAAAGGAATAACATTCCGCTCAGAAAAATCACCGACTTTAAGAGTAAGTTAACTGGTGGTGGCGCAAGAAACAACCTATTTGAAGTTGAATTAGCGTTTCCATCTGCTGTGGGTATCGATAACGATGTCCTCCAAAAAGCAAGATTTCTTGTAAAAGCAGCAGCACTACCAGCTTCAACTGTTGCTCCAATTGATGTTCCATTCAGAGGACGTATTCTTAAGATTGCTGGAGACAGAACATTTGAAACTTGGACAATCACTGTCATTAACGACACTGATTTCTCCATTCGCTCAGCATTTGAGCAATGGATGAATACAATCAATAAAGTCAATGATGGTACTGGATTGACAGATCCAGAAGAGTATCAAGCAGATGCTTATGTCTATCAACTTGCTCGTGATGGTGGAATTCTCAGATCGTATCATTTCTATGATACTTTCCCAACCAACATTTCGACAATTGATTTAAATTATGAGACAACTGACACCATTGAAGAATTCACTGTTGAACTTCAAGTTCAGTGGTGGGAAGCTCAGAGAGGCACATCTCCTGAAGCTGGCGGTGCAGACATCACCTAAATAGTTGATATAACAGTCTAGTTAAAGTCATAATGGCAAAACTTTTTGGTTTTTCGATTGAAGATACAGAAAAAAAATCCAAGAGTATAGTTTCCCCCGTTCCTCAAAATAATGAGGACGGGGTTGACAACTATATTGCTAGTGGATTTTATGGTTCCTATGTAGACATTGAAGGTGTCTACAGAACAGAATTTGATTTGCTAAAAAGATATCGTGAAATGGCATTGCATCCAGAGGCGGATGGTGCTATCGAAGACGTTGTTAATGAAGCAATTGTAAGCGATCTTTATGATTCTCCAATTGAGATTGAATTATCGAATCTCAATGCAACCGATAATCTGAAGAAAGCAATCAGAAAAGAATTCAAGTATATCAAAGAGCTTCTCGATTTTGATAGAAAGGCTCATGAAATTTTTAGGAATTGGTATGTTGATGGTAGACTTTATTATCATAAAGTAATTGATCTCAAAAACCCTCAGGAAGGGATTAAAGAACTGAGGTATATCGATCCCATGAAGATGCGGTTCGTTCGTCAAGAGAAAAAGAAAAATAAGAACAACGTTTTAGTCAATCCTACAAGTATAACTGGTAGAGATAATGAAAATAATTCTGTCGCTCCAGAAATAGAAGAATATTTTGTCTATACACCAAAACCCAATTATCCCACAGGCATTTATTCTGGTGGTGGCGGAACAAAAGGAACTAAAATTGCAAAAGATGCAATCACCTATTGCACCTCTGGATTAATTGATAGAAATAAAGGAACAGTTCTTTCATATCTCCACAAGGCAATTAAAGCACTCAATCAACTTCGTATGATTGAAGACTCTCTGGTTATCTACAGATTATCCAGAGCACCTGAGCGTAGAATTTTTTATATTGATGTTGGCAACCTTCCAAAGGTAAAAGCAGAACAATATCTTCGTGATGTTATGATGCGTTATCGTAACAAGTTGGTATATGATGCCAATACAGGTGAAGTTCGTGATGATAAAAAGTTCATGAGTATGATGGAAGACTTCTGGCTTCCTAGAAGAGAAGGTGGACGTGGAACTGAGATTACCACTTTACCTGGTGGTCAGAATCTAGGTGAACTTGCTGATATTGAATATTTCCAGAAGAAACTTTACAGAGCACTTGGTGTTCCTGAGTCAAGAATCGCCGCCGATGGTGGTTTTAATCTTGGACGTTCTTCTGAGATTTTGAGAGATGAACTTAAGTTTTCTAAGTTTGTTGGACGTTTGAGAAAAAGATTTGCTCAGATGTTTAACGATATGCTGAAGACTCAACTCATTTTGAAAAACATCGTATCAGTTGAAGATTGGGATACTCTTTCTGAACATATTCAATATGATTTCTTGTATGACAATCAGTTTGCAGAACTCAAAGAAACTGAAATGTTAAATGAGAGACTTGGTGTTCTTGCAACTATCGAACCATACATTGGTAAGTATTATTCTACGGAATATGTTCGTAGAAAAGTTTTGAGACAGACTGATGCCGAGATGATTGAAATTGATGAGCAAATTGAACAAGAAATCAAAGATGGAATCATTCCAGATCCTAATGCAGTAGATCCTGTTACTGGAGAACCACTCCCTGGAGGAGAAATGGGCATGATGGGAGATGTTCCTATGGAACCAGAAATTGATGGTGGCATTACTGATGCTGACGGTAAAGCTGCTGAGATATAAATAGACAATATACACATTATAAATTTTCATGGAAGAACTTGTAAACATGATTGGTGCTGATGCTTCCGCGTCAGAAATTAGTGACAAAATTAAAGATACTCTTTATGCAAGGACAGCAGAAAAAATTGATGCTATTCGTCCAAGTATAGGATTATCGATGTTTGGCGACGAACAACAGTCAGAGGATCAAGAATAATGGCGAGACTATTATTAAAAGCTGATGAAGTAGTAGTGCCAACTTCAGCGGGAGCAGGTGTCAGTTTTACTGAAGCCACCGTTGTTAGATTGGTAAATACCAATGCCGCTGCCAGAGTTATTACTGTTCAAGAAACACAAGGTGGAACTGGAATTGGTTCATTCACAATGCCATCTGGAACCACAGAATTACTTGAAAAAGTAGCATCTCATACTGTTTTTGCTAGTGGAGCTGGTGTATTGGGTGCAAAAGTAGGATTCACTGGGTAATCAAATGAAACTAATCACAGAAGAAATTTCAAACGTACAAATTGTCACCGAAGGAAAAGGTGCCAATAAAAAATTGTACATTGAAGGTGTTTTCCTTCAGGGAGATCTCAAGAACCGTAATGGAAGAGTTTATCCAATGGAAACTCTTTCTCGTGAGGTTGATAGATATACCAATACTTTCGTAAAAGAAGGTAGAGCACTTGGTGAACTTGGACACCCAGACGGTCCAACCGTAAACCTTGATAGAGTCTCTCACAAAATTACTTCTCTTGTTAGAGAGGGAACTAATTTTAAAGGAAAGGCACAAATCCTTAATACCCCAATGGGTAAGATTGCATCTTCACTTCTTGATGAAGGTGTGAAACTTGGAGTTTCTTCTCGTGGTGTTGGTTCATTGAGAACTACCAACGAAGGACATAAAGTTGTTGGTGAAGACTTCATGTTAGCAACTGCTGCTGATATCGTCGCCGATCCTTCCGCACCCGATGCTTTTGTTCAAGGAATCATGGAAGGAAAAGAGTGGGTTTGGGAAGGAGGAATTCTTCGCGAACAACTCGCAGAAACTACTAAGAGAAGAATTAATACTCTCGTAGATCAAAAAAGACTTGAGGAACATAAACTCCAGTTATGGGGTGATTTCCTATCAAATCTTTAATTTATAAATAAATATAGATTAATACAAATCTAATAATCAAATGTCCGTTGGTAGCAATTTACAAGAAATGGAAAACGTAGTAACGAAAGGAGCTGCATCAGCTGAGCCAATGCCAAAGTCGGGAAGCAATGCTTCTGGTGTTTCGACACCTGGACAAACTGGCACTTACGAAGATCTCGGCGGTCCTACTCCAGAAAACTATAAGGTAGACGACGACTCTGCCAAACTCTCAGAACCCAAAATCGCAACTGTCAAAGACATTGTGAACAGGGGTGCCAAGCCTGCCGAACCCATGCCTAAGGGTATGAAGGCAGAGGAAGCTGAAGCTGAAACTGAAGGCGAAGAGATTTCTGAAGAGGAAACAACCGAAGAAGAAATCGTTGCTGAAGAAGAAGTCGTTTCCGAAGAGGAAACCACTGAAGAGGAAGTAGTTTCAGAGTATAACGTCGAAGAAGATGTTGAGGCACTTCTTGCTGGCGAAGAACTCTCTGAAGATTTCCAAGAAAAGGCACGCACCATTTTTGAAACTGCTATCAAGGCAAAGGTTGCTGAAGTTCAGGAAGAACTGAAAGCACAATACGAAACATCACTCGAAGAAGAAGTTGCAACCATTAAGGAAGAACTGACTGATAGAGTTGATGCTTATCTTGAGTATGTTGCTGAAGAGTGGATTAAGGAAAATCAACTCGCAGTCGAATCAGGACTCAAGACTGAAATGACTGAATCATTCCTCACCGGAATGAAGAGTCTTTTTGAAGAACATTATGTAACTGTTCCTGAAGAGAAATATGATGTACTTAATAGTATGGTAGAAAAACTTGATGAGATGGAAGATAAACTCAACGAGCAGATTAATAAAAATATTGCTCTCAATCAAAGATTAGCCGAGTCGGTCGCTGACACGATCTTCTCCGAGGTCTGCGAAGGTCTAGCACTTTCACAGAAGGAAAAACTCGCTTCTCTTGCCGAAAATGTTGAGTTTGATAGTGAAGATACCTATCGTGAGAAACTGGTAACTCTGCGTAAGTCTTACTTCCCAGAGAATGCCGGTGCTCAAAGAGACCAGTCAGAGAACATCTCCGAGAGCGCAGACGCCACAGCTCCAGTCCAAATGTCTGGAATTATGGAGTCATATCTCAATACTCTGACTAGAGTCGCTAAAAAGTGATTCTTTAAATTATAAATCAAACTAAAAACTTTTAGAGGTAAAATTCAAATGCAAGGTTTCAATGCCGAAGCTCTGCAGGAGAAGTGGGCACCAATCCTCAACCACGAGGGGCTCGGTGGCATCCAAGATGCACACAAGAGAATGGTTACCGCAGTTCTCCTGGAGAACCAAGAAAAAGCAATTCGTGAGGAGCGTGAGTTCCTTTCCGAAGCTGTCCCAACTAACAGCACAGCATCTTCTGGCGCCACCGCCGGTTTGAGTGCTAGTGCATCAGGAGCCATGCAAGGCTTCGACCCCGTTCTGATTTCCTTAATCAGACGTGCAATGCCTAACCTTGTCGCTTATGACTTGGCTGGCGTTCAACCAATGAACGGTCCTACTGGACTTATCTTCGCAATGCGCTCCCGCTACAGCTCCCAGACTGGTACTGAGGCACTGTTCGACGAAGCAGATACCGCATTCTCAAACAGCGGAATCTCGACTTCCAATCCATATTCCACTGGTTCTGACGGTTCTTCCGTTGGTTTTGGTACTGATACTCAGCGTGGTTCTAACCCAGGCGTTCTCGATCCTAACGGTGACAACACTTCATACACTGTTGGACAGGGTATGGATACCCAACTCGCTGAGAACCTCGGCGATGGGCAAACTTTCAACGAGATGGCATTCTCGATTGAGAAAGTCACTGTTACCGCGAAGTCAAGAGCTCTGAAGGCAGAGTACTCCTTAGAACTCGCACAAGACCTCAAGGCAATCCACGGATTGAACGCTGAGGCAGAACTCGCCAACATTCTCTCCACTGAGATTCTGGCTGAGATCAACCGCGAAGTTATCAGAACCATCTATAAGGTTGCTGAAGCTGGCGCACAAACTAACGTCGCTAACACTGGCGTATTCGACCTCGACGTTGACTCCAACGGACGCTGGAGTGTTGAGAAGTTCAAGGGACTCATCTTCCAGATTGAGAGAGATGCAAACCGCATCGCCCAAAGAACTCGTAGAGGAAAGGGCAACATGATTCTGTGTTCCGCAGACGTTGCTTCCGCACTCACCATGGCAGGCGTACTCGACTACACCCCTGCTCTGAACGCTAACCTCAACGTTGATGACACTGGTAACACCTTCGCTGGTGTGCTTGCTGGTAAGTATAGAGTCTACATCGACCCATATTCTGCTAACAGCACTTCAGACGGTTCCCAGTATTACGTCGTTGGTTATAAGGGTTCTTCACCTTATGACGCAGGACTGTTCTACTGCCCATACGTTCCTCTTCAGATGGTTCGTGCAGTTGGCGAGAACACCTTCCAGCCAAAAATTGGCTTCAAGACTCGCTATGGTATCGTTTCCAACCCATTCGCAGAAGGCGCTGCTCCTGTCACAAACCCAGGACGCCTCAGAGGTGGTGCAAACCGTTACTATCAGCGTGTACGTGTCCTCAACCTCATGTGATTTCGATTCACATATTTTCTCAGGGGGTTCTTCGGAACCCTCTTTTTTTATCTAAATACATCTAAAACCTCCCATGGCGTTTCCGCAACAGATTGAGAATAGAAATTTTCTATCTCCTATTGGTTTTAAATTTACATTAGCAAAAGATAAAAAAGTTTCTTTCTTTTCTAACTCTTGCAGAATTCCTGAAATTAGTTTGGGAACTGCATTGCAACCAACTTATCTGAAGGATATTGATGTACCTGGTGATAAGTTGGAATATGGCGATTTTACACTAAGATTTTTGGTGGATGAGAAACTTGAAAATTATATGTCTATTCATAATTGGTTAACTGGATTGGGATATTCAGAAACCACTCAAGATTTTAAGGACTTAACAACAGCAGATTATGGTAGAGATAACCAACTACAGTTCAGTGATGGTAGTTTACATGTACTGAACAGTAACTATAGAACCCAAGCAATTGTAAAGTTCAAAGATTTATTTCCAACGTATCTAACGTCTCTAGAGTTTGAAGCAACCGATGCTGATTATAACTACTTTACAGCAGAGGTGACATTCAAGTATACTGTGTATAATATACTAGCAGCGGACGGTAGAACTGCATTATGAATCTTGACAAAATTCAGGAGATGTGGGAAAAAGATTCTCAAATTGATCCTGATAATCTACATGACGAATCTATAAAAATTCCTCAACTTCATGCAAAGTATTATACCTTATTCAACACAATCACCTTATTAAAAGAAAAGGCGAGGGAGTCTCATAATAAAGTAAAACTTGAAAGGTATCAATACTACACAGGAAAGGCGGAACCAGACGTTTATGAAGAAGAACCTTTTCCATATAAAGTTAGGGATAAGGAAGCAATACAG